ATAAGACGAAGCCTGATAATCCGACTCAATAGCCGTCATTCGATCATGGTGTGCCTGCCAAATTGCTTCACGTTGTGCCGCAAGTTCCTCCATGTTGGCATTAGGGTCTTGGGCCTTCTGTGCAAGAGATTGGTATTCAGCATCTGCAAGCTCTCCGCTTTGTTGCGCCCTGTAATCCCTTTCGTCGGACAATCGAAGCAACTCACTTGTTCCATTCATGTCGGCCTGAATCGAAGCCCAGTTTTGCGAGGCATTCTTAAGACGTTGCTGAATTTCAGACATCTTCTGAAGTCTGAGCATCTCCGCCTTATATTCCCTCTCTTTTACATCTTTAATCTCAATTAGCTTTCTGTGTTCTAGGTCATAGCGTTGCTCCATGGCCACAGTTTCATTTAAGAATTGCTCACGCATTTGAAAGAGGCGAGTCTCTTGAGCCAGCATCAACAACGCCTGCTCTTGCTTCAATTGCTCATCAAGCAAAGCAACTGCTTTATCTCGCTGCTCTTTGGTTAGCTCTAAATCACGAGAAGCATAGAATTTTCGCTCATTAAAACTATCCTCCAATAATTGAGATTCAGTCTTTCTGAAAGACTCATAATCATCTAGCTTGGTTTTTAAGGCGTATTCAGCAATTGCAATATCATTGTCAGCTCGAGCTTGGTATTCAGCAGTAAGGCGCTTGGTTTCTTCTGGTGAGAAGCCCGCTTTATCGATCTCCTGCAAGTCGTCTGCTAGTTTTGAGCGAATACGAGTTACTTCATCAGCAACATTAAGCTCTAGGTTTTTGCGAAGCTCTGCTTGCTGCTCAGCCATTTTCGCGGCTTCTTCAAGCAGCTTCTCCCAGTCTTTAGAGCCTACATCGCCAGCCGTAAATCCATTTGTTCCAGCGGTGTAGCCCTTAAATTTCTGCCAGTAATCATTATTGTACTTGCCAATATTCTTACCTTTTTGGACATTACCTTCACCAGCATGATAAGCGCGTACAGCCTTCTCCAAATCTCCCTTAAAGAGTTTTAAGAGGTATGACATGTACTTTGCAGCACCTTCAGCGGATTGAGCTAAATCCGTGCGGTCTTTGACACCATACTGCTTAGCCGTGCCTTCCAAAAACTGAAAGCCGCCAGTGGCACCAGTTTGGCTATTCACCTGATTAGACTTGCCAGTATTCCCTGTTTCAATTGCATGGATTGCTGATAATGTGCCGCTTGGCAGTCCGTATTTAGACTCAAGACCAGTAAAATTATACTTGGCTGCATTGGCTTGGACTTTTGAGCTTGCAGTTAAAACTTTCTGCTGCTTCTCAAGTTCCTTGGTTCGCTCTTTTTCAGCAGCGTTTTTGGATTCAATAACCTTTTTGTTTTGCTCCTCAATTGAGAGAACCTGTAGCCCAGCTTGATATAATTCATTGGTGAGCTTCACATTGTTTTTTTGCGCCCAGTTCGCAGTTTGAACCATATTTGCTACTTGCTCAGGTGTATAACCTTTTGCAAGCAAGCCTTTTGTCAAACGAGCCTCAAACTCACGATCAAACAAAGATGCTTTGAACTTTTTCTGAGCCTCTGTTGCTTCTTCTGCCGCTGTCTTGTTTTTGCCAAGAGCTTTAGAGTTTTCATCCACACCAACTGCTGCATTCTGAAATAGGTTTCCAGCTAGCTTGACCGCCTTGCCTAATGCGTTAAGCGCTCGCTGCGATTCTCCTGCTTTTTCTGCATTCTCGTTATACTGAAAAACTTGTTTCTTCAGTTGGTCATACAGATCCGTTGGTATATCCATTTGATTAAGACGTTTGATAGCCTCGTCATAACTAATCACACCATTGCGAGCGTCTTCAGTTACTTTTCGAGCCGCCTCATTCTCCACGGATACTGCGCGGATAGAAAACAGTACCGCATCTACTGATTCTTTGGATTTTGCTAAGGTTTCATTTTGCGCATTAAACGCTGCTGTCAAATCACGGACTGCCGAAATCTTATCATTGCCTGATAGCTTTCTAAGTTCTGCATCTGTTTCTTGCGCAATTTTACCCTGCTCTTCAAGTTTTGCATTCGCTTCGGCTGTGCGATTCTTAAGGTACATGTAGCCAGCAGCTAACCCTGCAACGCCCAAGGTGATTAAGCCAATTGGGCCGCCAATCATTCTAAGTAACATAGCGCCACGGGAACGTGCTGCATTGTTAGCATTTTGAACCACGGTATCTGAGGCAGTAGCAGTAGTATGGGCTGCGGTCATTTGAGTAGCCTTAGCCTCAAGTGGAATAACCGTAGCTTGAACATAAGCTAAACGCTGTATACCTGTCATTCGTGCTGCTGTAGCTTTTGCGTCTACAAGTTGCATAGCAGTAAATTGGGCTATTGCCCCGGTTCTTGCAACCTCCGCGGTGCTTGCTGCTGCCTGAGCTGCTAGTTCTGCAAGAAGTGTAGATCTACGTGCTACTGATGCAGTAATTGAGCCATAAGTAGCAACGGTTTGAGTGAGGATTGCTTTTGTCAGCATTGCCACACCACCAACAATAGCAATATCTGCAATGGTGCTAAGATTATTAGCAAGAAAGCCAATAGAATCACCAAGCGCACTTGCGGCACCACTACCTTTTCCCGCTTCACCCACAAATTTAGTTACTTCATTTGAAAGCTGAGTGAATGATTGAGAAATAGTGAAATCTGTTTTAGAAAACAAATCATCAACTGAAATTTTAGCTTTGGTTAGTGCGTCGACAAGAACATCACCTGTAATTTTTCCTTCAGCCGCAACTGAGCGCAGTTGTCCAACAGTAATACCCATACCTTGAGCGATTGCTTTTGCAAGTCCTGGGGCTTGCTCCATTACACTATTTAATTCTTCGCCACGTAAAACATTGGAAGCTAGAGCTTGTGAAAATTGAATTAATGCAGCCTCTGCTGAAGCGGCAGAACCGCCACTAATCGCAATAGATTTCGCTACAGTATCGGTTAATGCTGCTGTTTGAGCCTGTGTGATATTCAGGCGTTTAGAATTGTCCGAAAAACGCTGATAAATTTGCGCCACAGAATCCCAAGCTTGTGCAGTATTTTGAGCAATCTTAAAGGTATCACCCAATGCTTGATTGAGTTCAACTTGTGAGTTGGTGACAAGTTTTAACTTGTTATTTAATCCAGTGTAGGTATCCATTTTACTAATGGCAGCACCAATAGTCACAAGACCGCCCATATACCCAACAAGGCTGCGAGTCGCTACAGACATTGAATCCATAGAACGTGATGCATGATCGCCATTACGCTCAATATTTTGAAGTTCTCGAGCTACATTTCTCGCATTTCTCTCAGCATTTCTTGAGTCGATTATGATTCTTAATACAGATTCTTGGGCCATTTCACTTTCCTACGGGCGTAAAAAAGCCCGCAAGATGCGAGCTATAAATTATATAAAAGAGGGTTGGCTTATTGTGCACTACCCTTGTTTGGTTGCTTGGCATCTGCTTTTTCAAGCAAAGCCTTTAGCGTGGTAATCGGCTCAGATGCCGCCCCTTTTTCAGAATAAAAAGAACCCTCTCTGTACCCATCCGTTATTGTTGATACTCGGTATTTGACATTTTTAGATTTCACCAGCTGGTGCACATAATCCACTGGAACCACTACAAGCGCTGTGGTATTCGCTAAGCTACCTTGTCTACTCACCTTATTTGACAAAATATCAACCTTAAATTCAGAGATATTGCCATCAATGTTGAATGATACGGACTTTATGTTTGTGGAGGCGTCACCGTAAAAAATCGCCAACCCTATGCTGTCTGGAGCTGCGCTTGTCCATGTTCCACCAAATGAAACAAAACTCGATGCAGTTCTTTTATTATCAACCCATACACCATAAGGCTTTATAAAGCAGGTAGTTTGATTATCAAACCCACTCACCTTGCAATCTGGTTCATATTTGTTTTTAGCTTGAGCATTTGAAATTGCCATGAATAAACATAAGGAAAATAAAGCAATTTTTTTCATGTGAATACCCTCTTATAAGTAATCACAAGATACTAATTAACCGAGCAAAAAGAAACCAACCTAAGCCGATTTCTTCTGCATTCTCTTATAAGCCTCATCAATGAACCGATTATCCAGATCAAAAATAGCAGCATTAAAAATATAACGCTCTACTGGTAACTCATACTGCTCACAATAGGCATTTAGATCAGCAATGCCCAACGCTAACGGTGTGCCTTGCTCATATCTGCGTGAGCGTGAAATGACGTTGTATGCCTCAATTAAGGTGCTGGCTGTGTAGCTATATTCAGGCTTTTTAACTTCTTTTGGTGGTTTTCTACCTAATGCTTCAGCTATTGCGCGTTGTTTTTGGTTGTACTCGCCCGCTTCTTCTTCACTGGCGAACTGGAGGTAGTTGTAGAGTTCTCGGACTTTCCCAATACTTCATCTCGATAGCTGTTTGCTTCGACTTGAATCTGGTCGGACTGTCCTTTCACAAATGCCCAAATCGCCACACCAATGTCACCCATATTGAAAAGCTTGGTTGCGTTTTCAGGTGTGCATTCAGGCTCAATCTCTTTGCCATCTTCAACAAAAACTACACCTTTCCAGTCGGCTACCAAGTGACATGCGGCAGCTTCAAGTAATAACTCATGATAAAGCTTATCCTCACTGACAGCAGTGGCCACATCATAACCTTTTGACGACAACTGATTCTGCGCACGCTCAACCGCTACACGATATGCTTTGTAGTCAGAACCACGAATCTTAAATTCAGCTAAAACATTCCCTTCGCTATCTTTGTATTCTTTCCAAAGTGTGACTTCTTTGCTTTGTTGGATTGCTACTTTTAAAGCCATGTTTGATCTTCCAAAAGAAACCGCCCGAAGGCGGCTATTGATTAAACTTTAGGTGTCCGCGTAAGTGTTGGCGCTTGATCCACAACTGTGTATTCAAATGTTGTGTTCAAGAGGTCATCTTTACCACCAGTTGCAAGCGGTGCTGTAAGCTCAACTTTAGGAATATTTAAAACGTATTTATTCCCAGCAGTATCCGTAATTGGAATTGATAGCGAGATATTCCCATTGATGAATTGCTTCTCATAAAGCTCTGCCGCTTTAGTAGACCAAGCCATTGTAAAACTGCCTGTGCCTTTCGCTGACATTTCAAGAATTGCACCAACTTCAAGGCCAGCACCTAAGCATTTTTGCACTTGCATCGAGTTATCCCAATTAAATGAGAATGCGGTAATGCAAGCCGTGCCTTTAACCGATACCCCATCGACAAGCAGATCGCCTACTGAGATATTCGACATACGCGGATTGGTTGATGCTGGCGTAATTGTTCCTACAGGTGCAACTGCGGCTGTGGTTCGCTTAGTCCCCATGAAGCCAAAAGTTAGGCCAATCAGACCAGCTTCAGGAATATCAATTCCAAATGTATTTACATGCAAGCCTGAGAATGTGTGATAGTTCGCAATGTCGGTATAACCAAGCAATACGCTGAATGTTTGACGAGTCGTACCACCAAAAGTCAGAACATTGGTTGCCCAAGCATTAAAAGCTGCTGCTGCCATCAAGTCATCATAAGCACCATACTGAGCTTCTGCGCTCAATTCGCCTGAATACTCCGCCGAAGTAATCATAGATGATTGCTGTAATCGGCTATCTGTAATCGAAGCTGATTCTGTTTTTTCAACACTTTGGTTTAATGAAATATCAGTAAATGCCAAGGTTTGACGCGCAAATGGCGAAGGCACTGTTCCAATGACAGTTTCTTTTGCAATCTGCACTAATTGTTTTGCGCCCGAACTCATGGTTTTCTCCTATTCAAGGCATAAAAAAACCACCTTTCGGTGGCATTGAAATAATTAACCCCGCACTTGGCGGGGTTACTCGTCTTCATCATCTTTAAAATCTAAGCTTGGCTGCGCTTCCTTAATCAGTTCATCCAATTCTTTTAGTAGTGCTGGCTTGGTTTGCTTACCCTCTACAGACAAAAACCGCCCTGCCTCAGACAAGCACTGTGTAATTAGCTCAAGTTGTGCTGAAAGCTTACCAATGCGTACCTGTAACCCATCCTTAAGTTGGCGAGCTAGTTCTTCTTGCTCGATATAATACAGACGCACCTCGCGTCCACGATTAGTACACTCGACCATGGATAGCTCTTTGGCCATATCCACTGTCAGCAAATATTCTGTCTTATGTTTTGCACCACTCACACCCTGCTCCACCACTTGATGGATCAGGTAATCAATATTTTCCTGAAATTTATACTTGGCAATTCGGCGTTTTATCCATGTTGAAAAGTCCTGCTTACTTTCAAGCCAGTAATGCATATCCCGCGCATTCACGCCGAGTTGAACTTTTCCATTTAATTCGACTTCGACAAATGGAGTTTGATTTTCAATTTTTACGATTGCATTCATTGATCTGCTCCGACTACCCATTAAAAAAGAAACACTGGCAAGAAGATGCAATGAATAGTCGAAACGACCATCTTCTTTTCGGGGATCAGCCTAGCCAGTGGTTTGCCTGAAAGCAGGCATAAAAAAACCGCCCAATAAGGACGGTTTAATTAAGTGTTTAAGCTAGTTCACCCGGAACTCAGCTCTAATTATTTTTGCGTAAAAATCTTGGTCATCCATGCTTTGCGGTGCATGAACCTTATAGACTTCAAGATGAGATACACCGAATGATTGCAATAATTCTCGCCACTGGTCACACAATGCGGTCATGGCAAGTGTTCCATTGCTCTTTGGTGTAAAGCACTGAATTGAAATCATGCCGTAATCACGGATACATGGGCCATCACCAATAGATGCCATTTGGCTGTCAGCGTACTGTATAGAAACTTTACACCACGGCTTATTTGTTGGTGCTTTAAATGGCTGCCCATTTTTATTCATTTGGTTCTCAGTGCGAACCACAATGTTTTCTAGTGTTGTATCTAGCTCTGTACCTAGATTCTTACTGTTGTCGCCGATAAGTAGTAGCGTACTACCGACTAGATATTTACTTCTATCTGCAAACTGCCCGATACGCTTGTATATCTCTATTTCAGCCTGAGTAAGTGTCATCATTTGTATTTACTCACTACTGATTGGTAGGACAATGCATAAACGCCATTTGGAGCTTGTTGACTCCAACCATTTTCTAAACGTGTGCCGTATGGACTTAATGATTGAATATAAACAAGACCGCCTATTTTCGCTGTAGATGCGACTTTCAAACCTTCTGCTAGTGTTGCACCACCTGATAGATCAAAGCCTTTCTCATAGCTGTTTTGATGCGAATCAAGCGTTACCTTATGCGATGCCCGAAATTCACCATCCATTACAGGTGAGCGTACAATAACTTGCTGCAATGTTTCGCCTACAATCTTTTTGAGATGGTCGTCTGCATTCTTCACCACTTCAAGCGCAAAATTAGTCGGTTTGTTTTTCCATGCCATGGCTATTCTCGATATTCAACAGTCACATCACCAAATAAAATTTCATGCGCCAATTCACCACTAATCACAACTGGCCGACATTCAATATCAGTCTTGATTCGAATTAAGAAGCCTTTTTCCAAATCCACATAAAAGGCATCTCGAATCTGCTCACCATTTAAAAACACCGATTTAATGTTAGTAGCGCGAACATCAACATGAAACGCCTGATCTGAATCAACTGCACGTTGGATTAGGTTTGAATCATCAATGTAAATCATGCACCCACCTTTCTTAGTTGAATTGAATAGGTGGCTGATGCTGGGTCAGCACCAATATTCACCACCTTGAAATCACCCTTATCAGTCACCCAAACATCATCAATCTGTGGCACCGCAGCTACTTCATTTTGCAGAACAATTGCCTTTGCATCTTCGGCTTGATAATCCGCAGGCTTCACCAAGTCTTTTAAATATGAGCCAAACAGGACGCCACGCCCTGAATATGATTCATTACCAATAACGGGATAAGTCTGCGTTTCAAAATCAAACTCGCCTGAATAAATCGGCTTTTCACAGGTGAAGGTGTCAACTGCATCGGCAAGCTTTTTATCAAAGGCTTTTGCTACTTTGGATTGGATTTTCTTTTTGATCATGCTCGAAACACCTCAAATCCAAATCCTTTAGGTTTTAAATTCAATGAGTCAATAAAGGCAAGAGCAATCTGCTCAAACTCGGACACTTCCACACTACCCTCGGCAAAGCTTTCAGTGACCTGCACTGTGTCGGCCTTAACGCTTTCACTTGTAGTCTGACGTGCAATACCTGCATAGATCACCCCAGCGATAATGCCCTTGATAATTTCGCATGCAGCATCTTTTAGAACTGGGTCAATCTCATCTGGAACAAAACCAACTTCATTCCGCATCCATGTATTTGCTAATTTAATGAGGCGAGCTTTATCACCAGCTGGTGCAAAGTCAACACCTAGAATCTGCTCAGCCTGTTCTTGGGTAATAAAGCTCATGGTGTTATTCCTTTGGGGTTAATAGTGCCAATAGTTCATCCTTTTTGGCATCAGATAAGAATTCAATTCCTTTCAATTTCAGAACATCTTTTAGCTCATCCACTTTAAGTTTTGTGTAATCCACTGATTGAAGCTCAGTGATACGAGCTTGCATTGCGCCAACATCGTTTTTGAAAGAAATCAGCTCACCTTCCGCTGTGGCTAATTGCTCTTTTGTGTTGGTTAAATCAAGCGCGATCGCATCGAATTGTTCTAGAGGTACCAAACCAGTCAAATCAGCAGGCTCACCAGGCACAAGCCCAGCCTTTAACGTTTCCAGTTGTTGTTTCAGCTCAGCATTTTCAGCAACCACCTTTTCACATTCGGCTTTTGCATCATCAATAACCTTTTGCAGTTCGGGAGTAATACTCACCTGTACATTCGCTGTAACGATATTGGCTTTATTGCGTTTTATCAGGTCGAGATAGGCTTGAGGCACATCACCAGCTACCTCTGCACACGCTTCCAGTGTGTCGGCTTCATGATAGGCACTCGCCTTGCGTAAGGTATAACCTTGAGCTTGTAGTTCTGCCACATTCTCTGGCGAAAAGTCATTCGTGAAATACAGTCGCTTATTTGATTCTTGTTTCATGTTTTTAACTTCCAATCAGGCAAAGAACTGCCCCTTTCGGGGCAGTTCAATTAGGCAGATTTGATTAATACACCAGCGGTATCTTTTACGCTTGCAGCGATTAGATCCCAGTTGGTTGGTGTACCAATTGCCGCATCAGTAGGTGACTTACCGCCTGCTGCTGTATCCCATGCATAACCTTTAACGCCAGCACCGAAGGTCCATTCAGCTTGGTAGGTGTATTTAATGTTTTCACCACCAGTACTCGGTACAAGCTCAGCATTAAAGTCGTTGTTATCGTTTACAACTACAGCACCCTCAACCAAACCAAGCGTGTTGTAGAAAGCTGTACCAGTATTATCACCAACCAGTGCAGGCGCATCAGTTACCACAAATACACGACCAAACGGATCTCGCACAACGTTTACACCGTCATAGCGGAAAAGGTTTTCAGAGTTGGCCAACGCATTATCAAAAAGGTTATGCATTGTGGTTGAGTGAACAATCCAAGCACGAATTGCACTTGAACGGTCGCCAAGTTTCGCAGCACCCTTGTTAAGCAAGCGGAATGATGCAGCATCAGTACCATTACCGTGCACCGCGTTTACATTGCCTGAAATAGCGGAAGATGCTCCCAAAATACCCGCATTCAGCATATCCGCTAGACGAGCTTTCGCCAGCTGCTCACCAATGGTCAAAGCTGCAAGCTCTGGATTTTGAAGAATCCAGGAATACTGCTGCTTTTCATACTCGATTGGAGGTGTACCAGCTGCAACCTTAACTGCTACATCAAGCATTTGTTCCAAGCGTTTTGCCGCCACGGTTCCGGTGCCGTATGCATTACGACGACGAACAATACCTGCAATTGCTTTGAATGATGCTTCGATATTAAAGTCACCACCGAAAGGCTCATTAATCAATTGAATGGCACCCTGAGATGCTTCATTGAATTTTTCAATATCCTGTGCCACTGTTTCAGTCATTGCAGCATAGGTTTGCTTATTAAAAACCTGTAAATCAAAAGGCATGAGCCTCTCCTTAAATTAATTTATGCTTGTTCGCCCACTTGCTTCATGTAAGCAATTTTCTCTTCTTTGGTTTTGCATTCAGCCAAAGATTTAGGGCCTGATTTATTTCCACCACCGCCCTGAAACCCACCACCTGAACCTTGGCCACCTTTTAGAATTGAATCTTTATGTGGGTATCCACCAACTAAAGATTCCAAAGCCTCATCAAAGTCAGCGACTTCACCAGGGCGCGCGCGTGAATAGATTTTTTGACCATCCGTACCGTAGGCCACAACCTTGCCTTCTTCGATTTTGAAGCTTTTCCCAAATTGGGCTTGGACCATGTCTACAGGTACAGCAATGTTGTCTTGAATGTACTTAGAACGAGCGAAGCCACCACCGATAAGTTCGTTATGCAGCTGAGATTGAAAAGCATCACGCTCCTGAACAATTGGTGCGTACTTTTCTTCGACTGCCTTAATTGCTTCGAGTTTGATTTTTTCGACTTCGCCAGCATCCACCAGTTTTTTATCGTCGAAGTTTTTCAAGGTTTCTAAAGCTTTTTTGGCTGCAGCTGGATCTTCAATGCCTTCAAATGCTTTTAGTGTGGACTCGGCTTTTTCTTTTGCTTCACGATGGGTTTTTGCTTCCGCATTTAGAGTGCTGATCTTTTGCATTGCTGAACCAGCATCAAAGCCAACCTCTTTCCCATCATCATGCACATAGACTGGAAGCCCTTGAGTGTCTACTTCTGCATATGTTTTACCGTCGATTGTTTGTGTTTTAAGTTTCATAGGTTTCCACCATGTTGAATGAGCATCCGCTCGTTACGCTGTCCGCATCCGCTTTCAGCAGGCATAAAAAAAGACCCGTTTGGGTCTAGGTTTGGATTTGGTTTATTTATTCAACTTTTTCATAAGTTGCTTCAAAGATGTCAGGCTTGCATGGGTAGACTTCACCTTGAACACCTTTAATAATGTAGTCACCCGGCATGGCCTTCATCACGCCTTCCAGTGTGTTAATAAGAATTACCCCACCCGGCTCACGACCAACGTCTGCACTATCAACCCATGCTGGGAACTCATTTTCATCACTATTTTGCCATGCTTCAATCACAATAGGTTTTTTGCGGTATTTCATAATCCCAACTCCTTAAACGTCTTCTTATCCAGCGCCTTCAACTCATCAAGCGTGTATTTTCGCCCAATTGGATCAACAAATTTATCAATTGGAAAGTCTGATTTTTTATATAGCTCAAAGCGTGTGCTCCCCAACCAATTGCGCTGAAAATCATCATCCTGATCCTTAAACCAATCTGAAAATTTAGTGTTCGCCTCGACCTGACCAATGATGCCATCACGCTCATCTTTGGGGATATTCTTGATTTTCCGCTCGTCCGCCACAAATGGACGCACCCCACCCAGATTTCCATCAGCATCAACACCAATCAGCGTCGATCTGCAATTTGGATGAAGTGGAGGTCTTCTAATTTTGGGATCATCAATCTTCCACATGGTTTGATCTAGGTTTGCACACGTAAAACTACTACGCCCATCAAGCACACTGACGAATTTAATATGTGTAAATCCAAGAGCTTCGTAGGTCTGTAGATACGATGTATTCGATACATGACTACGCGCAGTCCTGACTTGCCGCTCAATGACATAGCGTTCTGACTGGAGCAATCCATCTTTATAGTCAAGCGACTTTCGGCCCTTGATTCGATTGATAATCTGCTGATTGGTCTGGCCTTGTGAAAATCCATCACGAATGACGTACTCCACCTTCTTGCGTAAATTGGCTGCGATATCAGAAAAAAGATAATCAACTAACTGGCCACCAGAGAAAGGCACCTTTTTAGCTTTCTGATACAGCTTTTCACCATCAGTTTTAAGTGTCTCGCCCATTAGAGCAACGGTATAACCAGCCTCATAAACCGCCAAGGCAATAGCAGACTGTTCAAATATTGCAGGCAGCTCTGTATTTAATGAGGAAAACCACTCGCTTAAAGTGGCTTTAATTTCTTCAATATTCCGACTGGCTTTAGCTCTACTCGAAAAATTAACACTCTGTAATGCTTTACGCTCAGAATCCGTCAAATTTTCAAGTAATTCACTTAATCTAAGTAATTGAACATTGGAAAGCTTATTAAATTGAGCTGTCAGCTCGTTTACGCTTTGAGATGATGCACGATACAGATACGCTTGATGTTGGCTCAGCGCATCAATAAGGGCTTTCTGCGCTGATTTATCCATCTTTATTCCTCATCATCTGGTGGGACATCTATTCCACCATCATGCCGCTTTTCAATTTTCTTTACGATGTCCTCCCATTTATCTTCAGGGAATGTACCAGTCTGCTCATAGTGGTACCACACATACATCGGCAGCTCACCAGCTAAACAAGCTTCGTAAATGAGTTTAGAGCGTGTGGCATCGTATTTTGGCTTATTAAAATCTTGAGCAATCGTAAAGCTAAGCTCATCCACCTTTAAATCATGCTCAGGGATAACAAACTTTGCACACCAACGTAATGCTATGGTGAATGCTTCAGACACATTGGCCACGACCAATGACAAAACGGAGTGTTGAACCGAACTATCATTGTCTGCCTGTGTAGCAGTCTTATTGGCAGAACCAACCTCGATCAAGCGCGCACCCAACTCTTTCATCTGGTTCCACTTATCATTCATGCGCTCATAGGCCAAACCATTCTTTTCTGCTTGGACCATCTTCGCATCTGTTGGAATTCCTGAACGGCTGCCCACGCCCGCTCCACTTTCTTTAACCCATTTATATTGTTCATCGGTGATGGATGGAAAACACAACGTGGGCTGACCAACAATGAATGCAGACTCTTCCACATCTGCGGTACTGGCATAGTATGAAAGCTCCATTGAAGCCAATTCATACAATGGAGCAGTTCCAATCTCATCTGAATTGTCCACGGCGCCACAAAACGTGAAAGGAATGTAGTCCCATGGCTTGCCGTGGTAGTCAGTTGGAATAAACTTCTCACCTTCCACCCACTGACCTTTGTCATCCTTTGAATGGATCTGCACTGTATAAACATGCCCATTAGCCGTTTCTTCCAAAAGCAAAATACGATACTGATCATTTGACTCAACAGTAAAGCCATTGCGAACCTTCACTGTTTCCAACAATTTTACAAAGCTAAGCTTTTTTTGATTGCCAACAATGATGTAATCCCAATCCTTGATTGCACCCGCTTTTATAATATGAATCATCGGAAAAGCGCCTTTTGACTTTTCCTCTTCCTTATTTTTACTGGGTGTCACTGCTGGGTAGTCAACGTAAACCCCACAGCGATAGTTTTTATTTACCAGTCGTGTCGCACGCTGTGCACATTGCCAAATTGAACGTCCAGCACCATCGGCATTGCGTTCTAAATATTCCAGCGTACGTGGACGATTGAATACCGGTGTTTTCCCAAATGCCAATCCGATATGACTGGCAAGCGTTCGACTTGTTACACCTGGAAAGATTGCACGGAGCAAATATTCCCCATATCGCCCCTTGCCATCTAAATCTTTAGGGGATTTAAATAGTGTAGGTAGTGGCAAATAAACTTCACGTTTTTCTTTAATTACTTCCTGACCACCACAGGCATCATCCAACTTATTCCAAGTCGCAATGTGCTTATCATAGTCAGCATGTGTTGCTGTAATGCTCATATTAGAATCCAAACATTGGTAGGTCGATGTGAGTGACTTGAGGGGCCTCATTTAACTCGTTAAACCCATCACTACAGCCATCCACTTGGTCGTCATGTTTGCCATTGGGAAAATTGCGTAACTCATCAACGAGCGCTTTGTTCCAATCACCGCGAAGCATCTTCACGTTCCCGATGTTGACCTGTGCTGCAAAAGGTTGTGCACGAGTAATCTTGTCACCTGAAACTGTTTCAGCTTTTACTCGGAATCCAGAAAGCTTCGTCACAAAGTTTTTAGCCTGTGATTTACCTGCTTGACCTGGATCTTGCGGCAACCGAATCATTACTGATTTACCATCCATCTGAGCTGTCTGAATAATTGTATTTTCGACACCATCAGGCCCCCATCTGCCGCGCACCATATCCACGATGTAAATGATGTTTTCTTTGGTCTTGAGCATTCGTGGACCAGCCGTCCAGTCACCTTCGTTTTCAGAAGCAGCCAAATCCCAAGCGCGGACTTCTTTGATAAATTCCGCAGGCATCGCATCAACAATTTCAATTCGATCAGGTTTAAAAAAACCGCCTGCTGGCGGTGATGGTAATTGTCGATACTGACCTGAGAACACATAAGGCGCCGCATCCTCCATCACCTTTAGGCGTTCAATTGAATGCTTAGCAGGCCATAGCGCTGTGCCATCATCTTGAATCGCTGGCAGACATAAGTGTTCCCATTCTTCACCATTACCGCCAGCAAGCAACCAACCTGCAAGATCTTCTTCATGTAAGCGCTGCATGATGACAATAATTGGTGTATCAGGTGAATTTGTCCGCGACTCAAGCGTGTTTTGAAACCACTCAATAACGTTACCGCGAATTGTGTCAGAGCTTGCTTCACTGGCTTTGTGTGGGTCATCAATGATGATAGCCCCACCAAATTCCTTTCGGATCTTACCAGCACCAAAACCCGTGATCGTACCGCCTGTACCCTGTGCGTAGCAGACACCGCCCGCTTGAGTGCGCCAATCATCTTTAGCCTTACTGTCATCGCGTAGCTGAAATTCAGGAAATACGCGTTTGTATGCTGTTTCCTGTACCAAATTTCGCGTCTGAAATGCGTTATTAGCTGCCAATGTCGCAGAGTAGCTGATATGAATAAACTCACAATCAGGCACCTTGCCAAAGCACCAAGCCATGAAATTAATCACAGCCAATTCAGTCTTGGAATAACGTGGTGGAATATTGATGATTAAACGCTTAGTTTCACCACGGAATACTTTCATTAAAGCATCGCAAACCACACGATGGTGCCAGTTATGCATCCACTTGTACTTGCGGCGCTCTTTGAACATGTACCGCGAAAAGAAGTACAGGTCTTGCTGCGCTTCAATTTGGATCGCAAGCTCGCGCGCTGGGTCAATAATCATTTAACGCCTGCTCCCTTGCTGTAAGGTAGCTTTCAGTTGAAACATTAGAACTCACAGTCTCTATTGGCTTGCCGCCCGCACCAGTGATCTCTTGGCGATTCGTAAACTGTCCACCCAGATCCTGAGCTGCCTGCTTCATGATGTTTAGTGACATCACCGTGTTTCTAGCATTTTTCTCAAGATGCCTTTGATATTGACGCATTCGATAAAACTTCTGAGCAATTGGAATATCGATCAAGCCTTCATCAAATTTTTCACGGGTTTCATTAAAAAGATCGATAAATTTTTTGGAAAGATTTTTCCCTGCTGCCTTCGTGGGGTCGTAAGATTGGCACTGCTTTCTATCAACCTTTACCCCAAACTCTTGTAAGACCCGCTCCGCAACTTCTTGAGGGGTGTCACGGCATGCAAGAGCTTGAACTATAAATATTTTTACAGGCTCTTTTAGGGCTGCCATAACCACCTCTTTGTCTAACCACGTCTAACAAAATAGGCAAAAAATTAAGCCAACTTCAATAGACACGTACCGCAAGCATGTGCAATTTTAGCTTTTCCAATTGTTGGCCCATCATTAGCAAGGTCTACCATTTTTTGGACATCTGGTGATGCACCATAACGCTGGACTACACCGTGGAATTCTTCAACATCATGACCACGTAAGAACAGTCTAGGCTCACCCATGGATGTATATTCAAACTCACCATGCCGATCTTTCTTATGCCCAATGTGATAAAGCTCGTGTTCTACCAGTGCGCAGAAATCCACATCACTCATGATCTGACATACGCGCGCATCCAGTGTGATGATGTATTTAGGCACATCACCAAACCAGTCAATCAACTGAAGTTCTTGCCGGTCTTTACGCCAACCGCCCACATTAATCATTACTCGTTCAGTCTGACCCAATACACGACGGTCTTTCGCTTCGCATTTTGTGTAGGCCCAAAGGAATGAAATTTCAGGAGGTTGAAAACTTAATAGGTGCTCATGATCTGGATTGTGGAGTTTGCCCCATGATTCAAGAAAGGTTTCTCTAATCCATGGCCATAAATCATTATTAGCAGGCTCGAAGTGAAGTAGACCACCAGTTTCAACAAATTCGTCATCTTCAACATCTGTATTTTGATTATCTTGGATAGGAGGATAAGGACGCTTCATCTTGATAACACCACTTCAAATCATCCGGCACAGTTAAATGCACACCCAACTTCACCACAGCAAAGTCATGCACGTAATTCAAATACTCGGTCATCTGCTTAACGGTTAATTTGGTTGTACTGCAAAGTCTTATCACTTGCTCTGCAATCACCCGGTATTCTTCACACTCATTTTGCTTCAGCATTGCAATCGCATTACAGGTCTCAGCAAACTCCTGATCATCACGACGATAGATATAAATCAAAAAGCGCTTCTTAAACTCGTAATGCAGTGAGTCTTTATCCTGACCGGTCTTTTTCTCTATTTGACCTAACCACATCCACATGAGCCTATTCTGTGCAGTGGATCTATCATCCTGCTTCTGATCAATCACCACCCTTAACGGCTTACCATCATTAATCGCCTGATTGTAATTGGTGTGCATGTAGTTAATGGCTTTGGTGATGTCGGCATGACTCTGGATAGGAAACACGGCTTTTTGCATTTCCTATCCCTCTTGCTGCTTAAAATAATGTGATGCGCTTCACCAATACATCGTTGTATGCATCCATGTGCTTTTGCTGCTCTTGAAGCAATGCCCACTGTTCATCATCAATAAAACTTGGCTGACCTTTATCTAAGAAGTTTTCTAGCGCATCAAGCTTTGTGTGCAGTTCGCGCTGTTCAAGTCGAACGCGATCTTGTGGTATTTCTGCTGATGCGAACTTTCGCAAGAATTCATCTTTTGGTAACCACTGAACAAAGCCTTCCAATTCTTCTGTATTCTTTTTACCTGCACGATCTTCAATGATATACCCGACATCACTACCATTTTCACCTTCAGGCAATTGCCAGCCACGATAATCGTTATATTCCTGTCGGGTCATAGTTGTCGCATACACCAGGCTTGCGCCAGAGAATGCAACCATCGATAGCGCTAATAATTTTTTTGACATTTTCTTCTCACAAAAAAAAGAGCTGCATGGCTCAGTTAAAAAATCTCTTTATCTGTTTGATTCATCATCAACTCAGTCTTAACCAACCACTTCTCAAACATTGCTTCACTTTCTGCCCGATTACCCAATTCAAAACGGTCGAATGCAGCATGGCATTTAAAACAAAGGGAAACTGTGAACTGATCAGAAGCCTTAATTGATCTACCCTTACCATGCTTCGCTGAATTACTGTGAGCCGCTTGCGAGTTTGGATTACCACACCTTACACACGGAAGCTTACGAATCTCAGCCAGTCGCTTAGGACTACGCATAAAGAGCTGTGCGTAAATTATTAATACGCTCTTTTAGCTTAATCATAATGCCGTCAATGGTGCGCATCTCATTCAGTGTTAATCCTGATCTACTGAGATTCTGATACTTAGACAGCTCAGCACTGCAAAACTCTAAGTCCTTTTTAGCTTGTACTTTGTCTGCCATAGCATCCACCAATAAGAAAAGAAAAAACCCCACTCAGTTATTTAGTTGAGCGGGGTGTGTGCCGTAATACGTCCAGCAAATGCCACCGAAGTGGCGAGGGTCTTAAACTTCTTTCAAGCAATCACGACACACTTTGATTTCTTCATCATCAACCGTGTAATCGATCTCAGTCGCACCATGAAGGCCGAATAAACATAATAAGAATTGGAGCATGTGGATCTCCTGAATTTTGGAGGACCTGATCAGACTCGAACTGATTATCTCCCCGTTATGAGCGGGACGCTTATACCACTTAAGCTTAAGGTCCATTGGCACGCCATGTAGGATTCGAACCCACAACCATTGGTATAGAAAACCCATGCTCTTTCCAGTTGAGCTAATGGCGCTTAAAAAAGGATGTGGTGATCTGCCACACCCTTGCCTTTAGTTCGATATTAATCAGCTCGGCAACTGATCTACCGCTACTCACAATCACATTAACCTT